AAAGAAAAAACCGACTACTGTTAAAATAATTCCAGTAATCGCTATAAAAACCTTGCCAGGATTATTTAACATTCCAGTAGGAACCGCAGTTCCGGGACCCATATTCTATATTTATAATATATACATATATTTTTTTACAATTTTACATTTGTGAAAAAACAAAATCATTTGATTCGCAAAAAACAAAATAATTATTTGGTATTACCAAGGCGTCTTCCTTTTTTAAGGTTAGCTCAATTAGTTTAAGATCTTTATATTTCTTTTGATCTATTTCAAGAATATTAATATTTGATACAATGTTACCTTTACCATCACCATATGTTTCAAAAAATCGTGAATAGAATGTATGTATTAAAAACAATGACCCCTCTTCTTCAATAGTTTTGACAACAAGGGTTTTTGTATTATATTTTTTAAGTTTTTGATGATCACACTTCTTAAATTTGAATTTATCAAGAGTCGGTCCGTTATTATACAGAACAATTTCATCTAATTCAGTATTAATTATATCGGCATCATCATAAAATATACCTATGTCATCAGGTTCAGGTTCATCAATGTTGTTTATAAGTAATATAAATACACAAATTGCTATAAACGTGATTATAAAGATCTTTTTCATTATTACTTAAAATCATATAAAATTTGTAGGATTTTAAACGCAAACGCGAATCATCTTTGTTTCAACTCTATCGATTTCCACTAGATCACCTATTTCTAATCCAATGAATTTGGCAACAGGATCACTTACTAAAATTTTTGGAAGCTTAGATGGATTATTTATAAAATATTCATCGTAAATTTTTTGAATTTTTTCGGGATTTCTTTTTGCGATTCTCGTGTGTTTGGGGACTAGGAAATGCTCGGTGACATCATAGTATAATGTCTTCTTTTCGAATATTTGAACAAACACTTCATATTTTGCGTTCATAATATTAACAATTTTTTGGGTATCCTTATCAACTTCAAAATCGACTATAACAATATAATTGAGTTTTTTACCAGTTGAATCATCAGTATATTTTTCAAATTTCTTATACAAAAATGTGATCAAACTTGAACTGTTTGTTAAAGAATACTGTTTTGAAACTTCTACTTTATATTCATCATTATTACGAAACGCCTTTAATTTTTCTAAAATTGCATCAACTCTATCATCATTTTCTTCATCAGAATACATAATACCTATATTAATATTATTGTATATTTTTTTTTGAAAATTTTATATAATTTTATTATAATATGGGTGGTGGATTATTACAATTAAAAAGAATAGGTCAACAAAATGAATATTTAAATGGAAACCCGTCTATTACCTTTTTCAAAAACGTTTATAAAAAACATACTCTATTTGCAATGGAACCACGGCGTATCGAATTTGAAGGGATTCAGTCTCTTGCCTATGACGTCCCATCAATTATGAGATGTAAAATCGATCGTAATGGTGATTTGTTAAGCAACATTTACTTTTCTATGAATCTCCCTGACATCTACTCAGGTTACGAAGAAGTATCAGATAGCTCTGGAAATATCACAGGAAATGCGTACGAATTTCAATGGATTCCTAATATTGGATCGCAGATCATAGCAAAAGCGACACTAACTATCGGTGGAACGAAGATTAGCGAATTATACGGTCAATGGATCGAGATCTATCACGAGCTCTTTCTTGATACATCTCAAAAAAATAATTTCGACCGAATTACGGGACATGTGCCTGAGATGTTTTTTCCTGCATATAATGGTATTAATAACGGATTTTACCCAACAAGCTCACTTGATCCTTCACAAGACGAGAATCCAGATAGCGTTCGTTTTGCTTTCTCCGAATTTGCAAAAAATCCGTTTCTTCAACCTCCGTCGATTAAGGGACGAAAAATATACGTCCCTATTCCCTTTTGGTTCACAAAGTCACCTGGTCTTGCTCTTCCCTTAATCGCTCTTCAATACCATGAAGTGCACGTTGAATTCGAGTGTCGACCTATTATCGATTTATATACTATTCTTGAAACTCGCCCTAATAATGAAAATGAAGTAGGTACAAGAATCGCACCAAATGCAACACAAGACCATCATCACATTGGAAATTTTATTACATCGATACCAAATAATTCGTTTAATCCTGATATGAGTTCGTTAAACGATGGGAACAAGAATTTACAAGGATGGAACTACGACTGTCACGTATTAGCTAATTACATTTTCCTCGATGAGGCTGAACGAAGAAAATTTGCCTTATCGTCACACGACTATTTGATAGAACAAGTAAATAGAAATGCTTTCACAGGTGTAACAGGGACGAAATCTTTGAAATTGCAATTTTCACATCCTGTGAAATATCTGATATGGCTCGGGCAACGTTCAGACGTTGCAGATTTATTTAATGGCCATAACAATTACACGAATTATGATAATGAGTTTATCGATCCCTCTTCGGCAACGTACATAAGGAGATTCGGATACGACAATGCGGACCCATTGTATTACCAATTTGAAAATGGTTCAATAAAAGTTAAAGATGGTGTTCAACAGACTCTTGATATGGATACGGATAATACACGAGCCTTAATTCCGACTAAGTTTAATTTCAATTCATATGATAAGGATATTATTAAAAACGCAAGGTTGTTATTTGATGGGGTCGAACGTTATCGAACGTCATCATCACAATTTCATCAGTCGTTACAGGCGTTTCAGCATGGCGTGAATACGGATAAATTTGGTATTCAAATGTATTCATTTGCCTTGGCACCTGGCGAATTCAATCCAAATGGCACTTGCAATTTTTCGAGAATCGAAACAGCAGAACTCGAAATCGAAACAATACAGCCTCCCCTTAAAAAACCAGGACAAGGCTACGATTATGATTTCAATATTTACGTATACAGCGTGAACCAGAATATATTGCGTATACAGAATGGCATGGGAGGCACGGTGTTTTCAAATTAATTTATTCATCAAAATACAGATGAACATAAGTCATTTCTTTTAAATCTTCGACATCTTTACAATCGTTTTGAATCATAACGTTTTCGATTTCTTGACGTAGTTTATCGAGTCTTACATTCCAGTCCTCTTCATGAACAAGCTGTAATTTTCCATTAGTATTCTTTTGAAAACAAGCCGGAATCACATTACCATTTTTTTTGTAGTTATCGGGATTGAATCTAATGAACACGATCGGACGGGATCCGCCATTGATGAGCAATTGGACGTTTCTTTTAGTATCGCATGAAGTGTATGCCTTTCCCTTATGCTGATTTTCATCAATTTCAACAATTAGAATGAAATTTCCAAAGTCACAACTGATATCAGGTCTGAGATTCACACACGAACCTTCTAAAGGTGTGTCTTCACTTAATGAAATATTTTTGAAATGTTTTTTAAGATATTCTGCAACGGCCTTTTCTTGCACTCTTACATTCCGGGGTCTTTTAGCAATTCCTTTGTGTTGGGCACACTCGATACAAAGACCTCCGTAGGCGTTGGTTGAGGGAACAATTCGCGTTAAACCGCATGAAGAGCAATACTTATTAACGACGTCCTTCATTTTCGTTAGATCAACACATTTTGCACAATATATACCCACCGTTTCACCGGGAAAATTGAAATTTGGTTGTGTATTGCAACCAGGTGTCTTGCATTTTGGATTTTCCACATCTATCATATCAGCCTCATTCGGATGTGCTTCATTGTATTTATCGGCACAAGAAGCACAGTACAAACCTTTCTTTTGACCCGGTAAATTGAAAGACGGCCGTGTATCACATCCAACGGTTTTACATTTTGAATGTACTACATCTATCATATCAACCTCATCTGGATGTTCAACATTATATTTATTAGCACAAGAACCACAATACAACCCTCTTGTTTCACCGGGGAAATTGAAATTGGGTTGTATATCACATCCAGGTGTTTTACATTTTGAACTTATAACATTTTCCATATTAGTTTTATCTGGATTTTCTTTGTTATATTTAATAGCACAAGAAGCACAATACAAACCTTTCTTTTGACCCGGTAAATTGAAATTTGGTTGTGTATGACAACCAGGTGTCTTACATCTTGAATGTATCACATCTATCATATCAGCCTTATTCGGATGTGCAGCATTATATTTATTAGCACATTTGCTACAATACGCCCCTTTTTTTTCACCTGGAAAATTGAAATTTGGTTGTTTATCGCATCCATCTGTTTTGCATTTTGGATGTACGACGTCAACTATATTCTCTTCTGTATATGTAGTTTCTTTATCTTCAATTAACTTTTTGCGGTGTATACCACATATCCTTGGTTTCGACAGATCAATGTTGCATGCAATACAATTGGGAATAGAAGTATTTAAGAAATTATAGTAAGCTTGCTTTTCATCTTTACGTAAAATTGTAGTATCATTTCGACATAGAACACAAATAGTCATTTTATATGTGTTTTATACAAAATTATATAAAAATTCCAAAACATTTTTTAAAATTTTATAAGGAATTTTAATGACGTTTTGTAAATTTGACTTGTGATGAACACAAATTCCTTATGAATTTTTTTTCAAATTCATGTGCGTTAAAATTTTTAAAATTTAACATAATATTATTATATAAATGACTGAACCATCGTCAGAAAAGGTTGAAAATGACTTAGTCGAAAAACTAATGAATGAACTTGATACGGAAGCTATTCAAACCGATCCTGTTTTTGATATCGAAGAAAACGTCAAGCCAGTGGAAGAGATACCCGTTGAAAAAGTCGTAAAGAAAAAGAAGAAAAAAGCGAAAAAACCCATTATTGTCCTTTCCGATAGCGAAGATGAAGATGAAGATGAAGAAGAAGAAATAAAAATCAAAAAACCAAAAAAAGAAAAAGTTATTGATTATACCGAATCGTCATCAATATCATTCGAAGAAAAATTCAAGAAAATAATTTCAATTCTCAAAAAAACCCTTATCCTTGCTATCATATTCTTCTGCTTTCTTGCCTTTAAAAACAAATTCGCTGAATTTATTAATATGAAAATTCCAACTATTTCATTGGTTGATCTTGAATCAAATGAATTGAACTATGTTGGAATCTTTATATTTACAATTTTATTTGCTGTTTCTGTATTTTCCATTAAATTTTATGAAACGCAAAATTGAGTGCGTCAAAATTCAAAAAATTTTTACATAATGTAATTTTAAGTTTAAAAAAATGGCAGAAGAAGATTTTATAGATGAGTTCTCGAATATCGATTTTAAAAAGCTAAACATAAAAAAAGGTTCAAAGCTTCCCGGTGGTGCTGTTGAACTACCTATCATCGATGAATCAGGTGATCCTGTTTATTTTGCTATGCCTGTGTTTAAGGTCAATAAGCGAGGTATCAACATCCAAAATATTTCAAAAAATGGGTTTCTAAAATTTGATCTTGATCTAACAAAAGATGCTCATGTTGATTTCAAAGAGTTCCTCGAAAATCTAGATGAATTTGTTCAAAAAACGATTGTTACCAAATTTAATGATTTTTTCGGTCATCAATGGGCAAAAGGAGGGGCTTTTTATGGTAAAAACATCCTTTCGAAGTCAACGCTGAAAAAGATGCACGAACCCTTTCTAAATGGATACTCGTTTGCTCTTCGTGTTCATATGAAGAATAACAAATTTGTTTATGAATACGTGGATAGTGAACAGAACGAGCTTGATAAGAATGACTGTGCTGACTGCTATGTCGTGCCTCTCGTCGAATTAAAATCGGTTTTCATGAAGTCTCGCGGATACCAAACAGATGTTGTATTGCGTGGCTTAGTAAGATTAACAGAGGAAGAATACAAGCAATCCATCGAAGAAGAGGAAAATAATGCTATTCTCGAAGAAGATGAGGAGAATAAAGGCGTATCATACACAGACTACGCAACTGACGATGAAACTGTTGCAACTGAGTATGAATCGGATGATGGCGATGGTGAGTCTGAATATACAGATGAAGAGGAGGACATCGAAGAAGACGAAGACGAAGAAGACGAAGACGAAGATGAAGAAGACGAACCTGTCGAGACACCCGTCGAGACACCCGTCGAAACACCCGTCGAGACACCCGTCGAGACACCCGTCGAAACACCCGTCGAAACACCAGTCGAGACACCAATCGAATCACCAGTCGAAGCACCCGTCGAGACACCCGTCGAAGCACCCGTCGAAGCACCCGTCGATACACCCGTCGAGACACCCGTCGATACACCCGTCGATACACCCGACGAGACACCCATCGAGACACCCGTCGAAGCACCTGTCGAAGCACCTGTCGAGACAGAAAAGGAAAGATTAATGCGAGAGTTCAAAGAACAGCAAGAAGCCGCTCTTGCGGCTATGTATGCTAAAATGGAAAATATGTAAAATGATGTAAAATAAAAATTGTAATTAAAATTCCTTATAATTTTTTGAAAAATGTTTTGAAAAAAAAATTATTATTATGTACGATTGTATAATTATGCTTGATAAAATCAAAAAAAATCTTACAAAAATATTCAAAGGTAAATCAGTTGTAAAAAAGTATAAGAAGTATGACATTAAAAAATACATATTAAAAAGTAAGAAATATAACGAAAATAAGATTCCAAGAATTCTTCAAAAAGTAATAACAGAGTTTAAATATTTTCAACGCACTCTTCGTAATCATACCGAATATGATATCAGGTCGCCTATTATTCCAGAATTCATCACTGAAAATCTCGTAATGCTTGCTATTAAAAAATATTTAGGTGATCCAACAGTGACACGCAAATGTTCAGGAGATCTCGTAAGTGAATTATTAGGTTTGATTGAAGTCAAGGCATTTTCAAGCAATGGACCGAATTCTTTCTCAACATGTATGAAATGGGATTCTCTTTTCTTTTGTGATTGCCGAGTGTTCGACCAAGATGAAATTTTTATTTATAAGGTAGAAAATACACTCGAAGAATTTAAGAAATTGATGGTCACAAAAGACAAGAATTTCCAAGACTGTGAAGATATAGGTATGCGTGCTAAAATCTCGTTTGATTCATTAAAAGAACAGAAGAATTTCAAATATAAAAAAATTTATCAAGGAAGTTACAAGAAACTTTTAGTATAAATTATCATTAAGGAATTTTAAGTCATTTTGTAAAATATTCAAAACGTCATTAAATTTCCTAATGTTTTTTCTAAAAATGTTTTGAATATTTTTATATAAATGTTAGGTTAATGATAATGAGTGTTTTGTTTATTGATACCGGTTATTTCTCATTTTATCGGTATCACGCTTGCAAACGATGGTTTTCATTTCAAGAAGAACGTGATCAGGAAAATTCATGGCAAAATGAAGAAATTTTTAGAAATTGTCTTATGAAGCAAATCGATAAGAATTTGAAGAAATATTGTAAAAATAAAGACAAGGTGTATATTGCTCTTGAGGCTATGGATAGCAACAATTGGCGTAAGACCATATGTTCAAATTATAAAGCAAACAGAACTAAAAATAATGATATTTATGAATTTATGAAATACTTATATGAACACTTTAAGGATATTGCGAAAACTAATCCAAAATATATCATACTTCGGGAAAATTGTCACGAAGCCGATGATTGTATTGCTTTAAAGTGTCGTGAGCTTTTGAGTGTAAATGAAAACGAATACATCACGATCCTTACCTCTGACACAGATTTCCTTCAATTGGTTGAAGCAAATAATAATGTAAAGATGATGAATGCTACTGAAAAGATTATTAGTGACAAGCCTCTCGTCGGTCAATTGTATTTGAAACATAAGATCCTTGAAGGCGATAAGGCAGACAACATCGAACCAGTGTTTTCAGGTAAAGGTAAATCCAAAAATATTAAGTCCGTTATTGAAAAAATCAAAGATATTGATTTAGATGATGTGAATGAAAATCATTTTGAAAAAATTGAAGATTACGAGAAATTCAAGAAAAATCGTTTGTTGATTGATTTTGCTATGATCCAAAAGTAGTAAAAAATATTAAAAAATCAACCCTAAACCATATATAATATCATAAAAGACAACTTTCAAAATGTTTAAGAATAAAACGAAAAACGAGAAGAAACGGCAACTGAAATCAATTGAAGATTACGAAATTTCAATTTGTCCTTGTTGTTTCAAATCTAAATACGGGCGAGTAAATGATAATCGCGTTCGTATGTGTTGTCAAAAAGTTCAAAAAAAGTAGTTTCAAAACAACTTTTTGGTTCGTGAAAGTTTTCACGAATTTTTTTATATAATATTTATATAAATGGAAGAAGGACGAAGTGAAGATATAATTAATCAAATAAATTCAATTCAATTCGGTTTATTAAGTGATGAAGATATAAAAAAACAATCGAATCAACTTATTGATACTGTTGACAGATACACGGGTACCGGAGAACTAAAACTGAATGGTTTAGACAGCCCTCGAATTCGTAATAAATATGGACACATCGAACTTGCTCTCCCAATATTCAATCCTTTATTCTTCGATAATGTAAAAGATTTGCTTAAAATTACTTGTGTTAATTGTGCTTCTTGTCTTGTTCCATTTAGAGATGATCTCGATATTTCTAAAGTAAAGCAAAATTATTTTAAATATCCTTCAAAAGAAGAAATCAAAAATCAGGCAAATCCAGTCGGTTTTCTTTTGAAAAAATTTAAAAACATTCCAGAAACAACGGGAAAGATAATCAAATGTCATTGCTGTAATATGATTCAACCTAAATATAAGTATCACAAACTCGGTTTAACGCCTATTCCAAATACTATTGAAGGTTATATTGAAAAGGAAACCAAAGTATATAATCCTGAATATTGTTATAATTTATTCGAAAAAATTACAGAAGAGAATTTGGAATTATTTCATTTCAATGAAAATCATTCAAAACCCTCATCAATGATTTTACATAGCATTCCAGTTGTTCCATCGAACATGCGAAAATCTCGTAAATTGCCAAATGGTTCTGAGATGGTTGATAGGATTACAGAAACGTATGAAAATCTAATTCGTATAAACAAAGACGTGAATAAAAACAAAAGTCAGAAAACAACTGAAACTTGGAGAGGTGTTGTATCGAGTGTAGTATTTACTCTTGTTGATAATAAAAATGAAACACGTTTTAAAATTAAACCTAATTTCATAACGCTTGGAAATCGAATCCAAGGTGCTCAATCAAAAAATTCACGTGTTTTAGAAACATTATTATCAAGACGAGTTCAAAATTGTGGACGAGCTGTGATCATACCCGATCCTGCTATGGATGTTAACCAAGTAGGAATACCACAAGAAATATGCTACAATTTGACGTTTCCTATAAAAGTCAATCCTGAAAATATTGGAGATCTCAAAAATATGGCATTAAATGATACATATCCTAAAATAAATTTTATAGAATTTTTGAATACGAATAAAAAAGTTCAATTTGATAAAGACACACCTATTAATATTGGTGACATCGTGCATCGTAATTTGATCAACGATGATATGATAATTCTAAACAGGCAGCCCAGTCTTCACAAGTTTTCAATGATGGGATTTCGCGTTTTTGTTCATCCTAATGATATGGCAATTCGTCTGAACCCTAATGTAACAGAAGCATTTAATGCTGATTTCGATGGCGACGAGATGAACTTACACGTCCCTCAATCTATTATTACAACAGAAGAAATAAAACAGTTGTCAAATATTAGTAAAAATACAATGAGTTCAGCAACAAATCAAGCAAGTTCGACCTTCATCCAAGACAATGCTCTAGCATTTTATAATTTATATAATGAACTAAATGAAAACCTTAATATGGATGTATTGACAAAAATGAATACTATTTCAACTTCAATTGCTTATAATGGACTTTTTGAAGATTTTAATAAGGAACAGTTTATCAGAAATATGATACCAAAAAATATTGATGTCCCCAGTAAAATGAATAAAAGCATAATGAATGGTTTGACGGCAAATGTATTTCACAATAGTGATAATAAAACATCATATGATTTTTTCAATAATATTCAAAAAGTATTAAATTCATACATGAAACATAATGCTTTTTCTGTTTCACCTGCGGATTCAAAAACAGATAGTGAGTTACAGAATGCCATTAATGAAGAAACAAAAAAAATGTATGAAAAAATTAGAAATGTTGTTCTTCAAACCCACGAAACAGGTGATTATGATATTATTAAAAAAGAAATTGAAATTGCCAAAATTATGGGGGGTTCGAAAAAGATTTTTGAAAATTTTATTGAAAAACAAGAAAAATCAAGATTCAAAAATTTAATTTCTTCAAAATCAAAGGGTAAAATGCAGAATATGCTCCAAATTAAAGGCACCATAGCACAACAAATTGAGAATGGGTCACGGATTGGCATTACAAAGAAAAGAAATCTCGTTCATTCGTTTAAATATGACGAACATCCTTCTAATTTCGGTTATATTAAATCAACTTTCGCGAGTGGATTTACACCAGACGAGTATTTCTTTCATGCAATCGCCGCTCGTGAAGGTATTATAGAACAGGCCCTTTCTACAGGAGAATCCGGATATATTCAAAAACAGCTTGTTAATTTCATGCAAGATGTCAAAATAGGTTACAATAATATGATTGTTGATTCATCAGACCGTATTTATGGCCCTTATGGCAATGATAATTTTGATGGCAAAAATATACAAAAAATTGACGTATCATCAATTATTGAAATGACAGAAGAAGACTTCAAAGAAAAATACTACATTGAAAACAACTCAAATATATCATATAAAAATCTTATAAATTTACGCAAATATTTTATGGATGAATATTTAAGAGATAATATCGTCGTAAATTTAGAAGATTTAGAAGATTCAGAAGAATTAGAAAAGATTGTAAAATACCCTATTAACATTAAGACTATATTAGAAAAACATACCAATGTCATAAATAATGATAATGCGAGCAATTCATTAATAACATCAGAAGAAATTGAATTCAAATATCAACAAATTATAACTCAATACAAATTAGGTAAAAAATTCCATTTCTTACTTTTAT